CAAAAGCATCAGGATCAATCTTATCCAAGCGGTCATAATTGCAAATGTTAATTCCTGGTCCAACATCTGACATTTCGCGGATTACGCGGGCCTCATAACCATACTTATCCGCCCGGCGCTTGGTTTGTTGCGCGACAGCTAACGGCGTCAGCAATAAACCGCGCCCGTTAGTCGCCTTCATGGCGTGGTACAAATACTCAAGCTGGATCTCGGTTTTGCCCATGCCAGTGTCTAAAAACAACCCAGCCGCGCCGACGCGCAAATTATGGTCAACGCATTCGCGCTGAAACGGAAACAAATGATCCGCTAACAACGCATCGCCCTTTAAGCCGCGCATAACCGCACGAGGCTGCTTGGACGCAAGAAAAGATTGATAATCACCGTTCATTTGGTGTCCCAGCATAAAATTTTGTGTCAACCGGCTCACCCTCGCCTATCCATTCCAGGCACTCGCTCCAATATTCATGGTGCGAAAGCCCATTGTTTCGACCCGTGCGCGCCCATTTGCCGGTGCCTATGGCCCAATCCACTTGAGACTTGGGAAAGTGGCGAAAATACCGGATTGCGGGCGCCGCACTCATCATGCCGCCGCCCTCACATCCATATATGCACCTATGAACTCTGCCGCTGCTTGCGGGACAATCGCGTTACCGAAGCCGCGCAACATACCCACTCGGTTGGGTAGCCCATCAACCAAGAGACAAATTCCGGGTTTAACTGGCCTGGCTTTTCCGTCGATCCCGACAATCCGTTCTGCATCGGCCCAATAATTGCCGCTTGAACGTTCAACGCTTGGCTGTTGCGTTCGAATTGTGACGGCCCCGCGTTGTTTTTGGCGTCGTTCGTTGTCGGCGTCGACCAATAAACCATAGACGGAAGCGTCATGCTCCCCGATCCGTATTTCTGGTTCGGTCCGCCCTTGTCGCCGTCTGTCGCTTTGGGCGTCGACCAAAGCGCCGGCACATGATCCTGCAAATTGACCTGGTGCCCCGATTGTATCCGGGCTGCCGCTTTGTCCGGGTCCGTATAGTCCCCGCCGCCCTTCTCGCGCACTTGCGGCGTCGCCCAAAGCGCCGTCGTCTGGCGCAACAACAAGCCCCCTTGTAAATTCGGTTGAAGCTGCGCGCCCGTCCCGTCGTTCGCCCGAGGCGTCGGCCAAAGTGCTTGGATCGTATTCTGTAGCGTCACTGTTGCTTTTGAGCCGTCCGGCCGGACCCCTGTCGGCGTCGTACCGGGAGGATTGCTTTGCCCGCCGCTCGGAGTTGTGGGCGTGGGCCACAAAGAACAATCGGTCGCGGCGGTGCGGCGCGCCGACGGCACAAGCCGGAATAATCGCCGCCCCAACGGCGTAATCAAGTCCTTCAAGATCATTGGCGACATTGTCGAGCCATGATTGACCAACCGCTGCCGCAACCTGTTCGCCAAACAGGTTTGAAGGTCGACACTCGCCGACGAGCCGAAACAATTCCGGCCAGAGGTGACGCTTGTCGTCGACCCCTTGCCGCTTTCCCGCGACACTGAAGGGCTGGCATGGTGGCGAGCCGGTCCAGACGGGACGGTCGACCGGCCATCCGGCAAGTCTAAGAGCCTCGGCCCATCCCCCGATTCCGGCGAAGAAATGGACTTGGTCGAATCCGACAAGGTCGGCGCCGGTGACGTCGCAAATAGATCGAATGTCGACGAATCCATCTGGAATCAATCCTTGTTTGATTAGCTCGCGCAACCAAGCAGCGGCAAACGGATCGTTTTCGTTGTAATAAGCCGTCATGCCGCCACCGCATCCAATTCAAATGCTTCGATGGTTACTTTGACCTTGGGCTTATCCGCCCAATGCCGCCGCACGGTCAGCCAAATGATTTGCTTGTCATCTTGGTACACAACGCCGTTAAGAGCATCGCAAACCGCCTTGGCGACATTATCCAGATCGACCCGATGAATCGGTGCAAACGTCCCTTTTAAAGCCGCATTGCGTTGACGTGCTGGCCAAGATTTAGGAGGCACGACAAACACATTGATGGTCGCCGCTATGGCATTGCCAACCGGATCATCTTTGAACACGGCGCGCGCCGCCCATTGAACGGCTTGCTCATATTCAACCGTCTTGGCGGGAGTATAAACATGACCCTGTTTGGTCATGCGCGGACGCTGTTTGCCGACCGGCTCCCCGCCAATTTCAAATGTCGCCAAGTGACGCATCAGGCCGCAACACGCTTTAATGCGGCTTCACCCAACGGAGTGGTGGCAAGCATGCCCAAAGCGTTCAAATACAATTCCAGCTTTGCTTCTTCTTCATCGCGCTGCGCTTTGTCTTTTTTGCGAAGCGCAATGACCTTGCGGATGATTTTGGTTTCAAACCCGTGAGCAGCCGCCTCCGCGTACACATCCTTAATGTCCCCAGCCAGCTCTGCCTTCTCGGTTTCAAGGCGCTCAATCCGCTCCACTATTGACTGCAATTGTCCGTTTGAAATTGTCATTCTCAATCTCCAAAAAGGCCAGGGCCAAAGCCCCGGCAAGTTGAGGGAGGTACGCCCGTGTGGGCCTGTTGAGCAGGTAAAAACCCGCAATTCTTAAAACTCAATCGCCAGTTAAATCGGAAAATACAGGTCCATCACTTTGTGACCCGTTCGAATGCACCAATGGCCGATCCGATTCAGCGCGGATGCCGTCAAAATCAGCCCGCGCTTGTAAAATGCGATCCGCCAATTGCGCATGTTCTTTCTGTAAATCATCCAATTCCCCTCGGATTCGTAGCATTGCCGTGTCGCCACAAGCTGGTTCAAACACAAACGCCACAAACCGATACCCAAATAAGCCGCTTAACCGCGAAATATGCTTTCCGCTTGGGTACTTGCCCTCAAGCCATTCCCGAACGGTGCGCTCATCACTATCAACCGCTCTCGCCACCTCTTTCACGGTATTGCGCGGATAGGCTTGGCGCAGCCAGAACGCCACGCGCGATCCCATTTCAGGAACGGCATCAACGCACGGCATTTTTTTGGTAACTTTCACTGTGTATTTGCTCATCGTTCCCTCGCATTTTAATGATGCAAGGACGGGAGCCAGATTGATGATTGAACGGGAATTGGAGCGTGACGACCTTGGCCGGAATGACACGCTCGACAATTGGGTAAAACTTGATATGGCGACAGGACTGGCCTTGATCGTCATTGGCTGCAAACTTATTAACCGGTCGGATCATCCCCAACCGATTGGCGAACAAGTTGCGGCCAATGACTGATCTAGCCAGCATTACGCACCTCATCATTTTGAGATTGCGGCAATGGCACCAAAAAAATGTCTGGCCTTAATTCGCACCGGGAAATACCGGTTGCCCTTTCAATGGCCAACGCATTTTCGGCTGAAATCTTGGTTGAACGATTAACCCATGCCCAAATGGACGGCTGTTTGACCCCAATGGCGCGGGCCAAGGCGTTTTGTCCACCGGCAATCTCTAATGCGCGTTGCAGCGCGGTTATAGGCGTGTTCATAGGTTTGTCTATATAGGCAAACCAAAGCCGCGTCAATAGTGGATGCTATTGGAAAAATGAGTTTTTTTAATTAATGTGCGGACATGGAAACTTTAGGTAAACGAGTGCGCGCCCGTCGCGCTGATTTAAAATTGTCTCAAGCGGAACTTGCCAGCCGCGTGGGCATATCTCAGCCGTCTTTATCAGCCATTGAAAATGACGAGACTCAAGGCACCACCAAAATATTAAAGCTGGCAGAAGTATTGGAATGTGACCCCAATTGGCTTTTGATGGGCAATAAACTAAAGTTTAGCGTCCCCAACAAACTTACAACTTATAAAAATAATCCTGTTGCAAACGAATCAGTTTTTACTACCATCAATATGGGCAAAAGAGACTTACCTATTAGAGGTCTGGCTCAAGGGGGTGATGGGGTGCTAACATTTGACCAAGACGCAATAGATTATACTTTTCGTCCATCTAATTTAGTCGGCATAGATGAAGCGTTTGCGCTTTATGTTACCGGCGACTCCATGGGCGAAGTCTTGATCCCAGGCACTTTGTTATTGGTTCACCCCAAACAAGAACCAAAAATTATGGATTTTGTCGTTATTGAAAAAATTGACCGATCCGTAATCGTTAAACGATTGGTTCGCAGATCGGCCAATAGCGTCACCTTGCGCGAATACGACCCGCCCAATGATTTTGTGCTTTCTCGCAGCGAAATTCGAATGATGTTGCGGGTTTGCGGGACGGCCATGGAATGAAACGGCTTGCCGCACTCTTTATACTAGGAGCATGCGCCAGCCCTCAGCTGGCCACACCCCAACAAAAAAACGAGGCAATCAAAACCTGGTTTGATTGCATGACTATAAAAGCCGTGCAATTCGACGACCACCAATCCGATGCCGGATCAATCGCTTTGGGCATTATGGGGCTTTGCCACACGGATTTTATGGAAAGCGTGCGTTTACAATTAACCGGCACATCCCCAGCCCTTCAAACCAATCTTAAGGCCAAGCTTTTAAACGATGAACTGCCAATGGCAACCAGCGTCGTTTTAACGGTGCGATCCCCTCAAAAACGCTAATTTGACGCCGGGCAAATTTTTGCAAATTTTCTCCATGCCCAAAATTATCGGTATTTCTATATTGCAATAAATTTGCCTATTGACCGTAAATATAGTTTGTCCTATAAATATTTCCGTCACCGGATGCACCCCCGGTGAAGCAGCGGCCCCGGTACAAACCCTCCTGCATCGAGCCGGGGCCGCTGACCACCACAAGGGAGATTTGATATGGCCCGCCTAACGTCAGAAATTGAGGTTAAATCTTGGGAAGTGTTCCAAACTAACTCCACCATTATGCTTACTGGTTACGACAACGCGGGCAGCGATGTTGTTACCGTCTACGCCACTGACAAAGAATTGGTTGCCTTGCGCGATGTGTTAATCGCTCGCTATCCGGTAATCACCGAAATTCGGGTTGCCGCATAATGCGCTACGAAACCCTATTCACGCTTAAAAGCGATGACATTGAAATCGAATACGAAATCAATGTTGATTACGAGCATAATGAAGCATACGGCGGCGGTTGGTCAGAACCCCGCGTGCCGGAGCATTGCGACATTATCAGAGTTACCGGCAGAGCATATCTGCAAGGCGGCAGAAACCCGATCATGGGCCAACCGTTTGATTTTATGCCCCTACTGTCAGCAAGCGCACTTCAAAGCCTAGCGGACGCTTGTTTAAACGATCACAACGGCATGATTGCGGACGCCATGGAAATGCGCGCTCTGGAACGCCGTGATGCAGCGGAGTAATTACTATGCTATTCACAATCCCTTTCCGTTCATGGACTGGCAAAGCCGCATTTGAGGTCGAGATCGCCGACGATGTTGAACCGCGCTTTCAAATGCGCGCTGCCTTGTCGGTTGTGATCGGCAAAGCCAAAGAAAAGGGCGAACGTGCCAATCTCAGCCGTGCCGATCTCAGCGGTGCCGATCTCAGCGGTGCCTATCTCAGCGGTGCCGATCTCAGCGGTGCCTATCTCAGCCGTGCTAAAGGTGCATTTTCGCTTGGAACGCCGGATGGTTGGTCGGCTGTTGCTTGGCTGCGCGACGGTTTCTTATCGATCCGCGTCGGTTGCCGAGATAAGCGGTTAGATGAAGCCCGCGCATATTGGGCCAATAAAAATGACCGGTGCGAAGTTATGGCGGCGCTGGATTACGCTGAAATAATTGCGCGCCTTCGTGGTTGGGCCATTGAAGCACCGGCTGAACAAGTGGCAGCGGAGTAATTTACCATGGAAATCGAACACCTTTGCGAAATATGCGACGAGCGGATTGGAAAACAAGACACCGAGTCAGGCTTTTGGCTTGGCGACCGCGCGCCGTTTATTTGCGACGTGTGCAATATTGATTTGGCCGAACGCCAAATGGCAGGTGAACAATGATTGCCACACCCGATCAGCCGCGCGTTATTGTGCGCCCACATACACGCCGCAAATCAATAAATTTTATAAACGCCGAACTCGAACGCCGCGCGCAACGGGATTTAACCGTTCAATTGTTGCGCGAATATGTCGATGAAAAAAAGACGTTCGATATTCCCTTTAAAAGCCGTGTGGTTGTCAAAGACGTGACCAACGATTTTTTACTGGCATTTTCGGTTTTAACTTTTTTTGTTGGTTTTATCGCATGCGCCGCAACCATCGTCTTGGTGACGCTATGAAACTGATTTTTAATTGGTTCAAGCGTCCAACGCTTGCTGACTTACCCCTAGAAACCCGGCTGATTTGCGCAGCCATTATGGGAGCAAAGAAATGAACGCGCCCACCAAACTTCACGCTTTGCCCAAAGCGGGATTCGCGCCAGGTATTTATTTTAACCTGCCCGAAAATGAATACCGTGCGGACCCCAGCCTATCCGCGTCAGGCATTAAAAGCTTGATCCGATCACCTTTTGATTATTGGTGCGATTGTCTGGACCCCACGCGGGAAGATGACCAAACCGAAGCCAAAGACAAAGGCAAAGCATATCACAAAATGCTTTTGGAAGGCATTGCGGCTTTCGATGCGACCTACGTGGTAGCGCCAACCATTGAAAATTATCCGGACGCATTGCCGGATGGATCAGCGTTAAAAGCTTGGTTGAAAGATCAGGGCGCAAAACAGACGGGCACTAATGCCGAACTGTATCAGCTCGCCCTTGAAATCAACCCTGCCCTAGAATTTTGGCCAGATATTCGCGCCAAATGGAAAGCCGATCACATGGATTGTGAAGCGGTATCCCGCGAGACTTGGACAGAGCTGCAACGCGCCCGCATGGTTTTATCCCGCATGGACAGCGCCAAACGTGCATTTACGGGCGGCATGTCGGAGGTTTCAATTTTTTGGGTGCATGAATCCGGCGTCCCGATGAAGGCCCGGATCGACTATTTAAAACCCAGCGCCATAGTGGACCTAAAGACCTTTGCCAACAAAATGGGCAAAGACTTGCGGTCAGCCGTGGTTAGCGAGATTTCAAACAACCGCTATGAAATCCAAGCCGCTGTCTATCTGGACGGCATTAAAACCATCAAGGCTCTATTCAAAGCCGGGAAGCTGGCAATTGTTGGGGATCATGACCCCGAATGGCTTGAAAAGGTCATGGCGACCGACCGGCAT